TTTAGCGAACGACTCAAAGAGAAAGAACGAAGAGTTTAAAAGTTCTGATCGTGTTGGTTTTACCGAAGTCCTTATTACACCTGAAATGGTCGGTAAAATTGTCGCGGTGTTTACTGTTATTGAATGTAAAAGATCTAACTGGGGTCCTAAAAACTTGAGTAAACGTGAAATAGGACAAAAAAACTTTATTGATTTTATTACAAGTCGCGGCGGAATAGGAGGCTTTGCCAATTCTGTTGAAACTTTCCGCAAAATAATATCAGACTGGAAATCTTCAAAGGGATAGGTACAGGGTTGCTACTGTCCCGAGAAGCTTGGTCGGCTTCCCTTTGGAGTTTTAACATGACCAAAGCTGAGGGGCTTTATGACCGTAAACCAAGGGCGCTGCGATGTTTAGAGTTTTTCCAGCGACTCTCAATCATGAGAAACAAAAAACACCTTTAATCAAAGGGTGGAAAGAAGCCGCAACAACTGATCAAAACCAAATTAAATTATGGGTTGAACAGTATCGGGAGCGACTTACATTTTTCGGCGTGCCATGCGGCACTCCAAATAACATTTTAGTTTTAGACATTGACGTAAAAACAAATGGTTGGGAAACAATAAAACAGTACGGACTAGAAATTCCCGACACTCTTTCACAAAAAACTTTAAGCGGGGGCACTCATTTTATTTTCAGATACGACCCAAGTCGAAATCTGGGAAACAAAGTGGGATTTCTTCCCGGTTTGGATATTCGCTCAGAGGGCGGCTGGATTGCCTGGTATAACAGAGATGTTGACTGGAAGAAACCGATACTGCCCGCCCCTGAGTGGATATACCATTACGCAAACCTTAAAAAAGAAGCGGCACCCGTAAATCCTCTTGAAAATGCTATCGCTGTAGCCCCGGACATTGCTCGTGCTACATTCGACGCCGCCATTCTCAATATAGTCAACGCTCCGGCTGGGGAGTCCAATGACACATTAAACCGTGAGTCCTTCCGTATAGGTCAAATGGTGGCTTGTGGGGCCATTTCTAGGGAGATAGCCGAAACTGAGCTATTTAGAGCGGCTAAAATGCGAGGAAAACCGGACTATGAGGCACGTGCAACAATTAAAAGCGGTTTGGACGGAGGCAACACTAAACCTTTAACCTCGGTTTTCACCAATACTCCACCTGTCGCTGCCATTTCAATGCCTTCCGTGCCACCGCCACCTGAACCGCCGCTTAGATGGACACCTCGCTATTTCACTCGGCAAGACCTATTGAACGTATCGCGATTAAGAAAACCTCAACTCTTCAGGGATTGGTCATCCGAGGATATTACTATCACCACGGCTGACGGGGGCACTGGTAAAACCACACTTAAATTATTCGAAGCTGTATGTTTGGCATTAGGTGAAAGATTTCTAGGGTTCGACAATGTTCAACGCGGTAAAACTTTGTTCATCACAGGGGAAGATACGGCTGAGAAACTTGGTGCAATGCTTGGTGCAATGTTGAAACAAATGGGACTTCTTGAACCTGGACCTGAGAATCAACTTAAAGTGGATACCATTTTACAAAGTATTGTAATCAAAAAAGATGCAGACCTTTGTTTGATTACCAAAGATAAATTGGGATTTTTGCACGCTAATGTAAACGCTCTCGAAAAAGTCATGCAAGCGGTTGAAGATATAAAGCCTAAACTTATCGTGTTTGACCCTATTTCAAGTTTTTGGGGAAGTGAGTCTGCACTTAATGATATGAATAAAGCGGTAACGAAATTTATGGCTGAACTTTGTGATCGCTCTGGTGCTTGCGTCGAAATGATCAATCATATGGGTAAATCAAGCAGTGCCAACAAAGACATGACTCAATTTGCCGGTCGCGGAGGTTCAGGTTTACCTTCAAACTCTCGTGTATCTCGTGTGATGAGAAGTGTCCCGCCGGAAGAATATTTTGAACTGACCGGAAGTGATATTCTTGGGGATAAAACTGCAATAATGTGTGTGATTAATAAATTCAGCGACGGCAGTTCTTTATTAAATAAGCCTTTTTTAATCATTCGAGACGGTTATCTGTTCTCTCGTTTATCCTTGTCTATGCAAAAAGCTAAAGAATTAGAAAAAGAATTAGCTGACACTGAGAGAATTTGGACCTTTATCAAAGGTGAGCGAGACAAAAATAAATATCCTACTGCAAAAGTCGTCATTGGTCATTTTATGTCGAACGGTTCGGGAATGAGTCAAGACCGAGTTAAACGTGCACTCGCTTCACTTGAATATGCCGGTCACATGGGAGAAAAGCTGACACAAATGCCTAACCCTGATGTTCTTTCTAAAGATAGAGTTTTTGTTATAACTGATATGGACGGACGAGAATTGAAATAAAGAGGCGTGCTTCCATTGTGGCTAAGCCATTTACCTCTTGGTAGCGAACCAATACTTCAAGCCTTGTGACCACAACAGAAGCACTAACGCCTCAATTCAAACTACTCGCACACAGTCTGAATTCAAGCAACTCAAGGAAGTGATCTCGGATGACAATTGGCGCGTTGGTGATGTCGCCTGCGTTTTACGTTTCATCTGAATCTTAACCATACTCATCTCAGATTCTACACCCGCACCGTATCGCTACACCGGATGTTACCTCGTATCCGAGATCACTTCTTTCAATCGCTTTTATTTTCCTCCACCTTTCCTATCGCCTCAATCTCTGCGTCTAAAACATCAACTGTAAACTTACCTTGTAGAGCAAACTCATTTCTCTGCTTTATAGCGCACTCAAGCTGCTTGCGTAGGCGGTCAATCTTAGCCTGGTCATCAATGATTATTTTTTTGCCTGTTTCTTTGAGGCTCAAATAATCAGCCTGCAATTTCTCATACGCATCAATCAAAGCCGGAACTGCCGTTCTTGCTGCTGCGATGAAGGCCATCGAAGGGTCGTGATACGCTCTTGGTAAATCTCCGCGAGTAATGAGCCAGCCGTAATTCTCTGCCCATATTTTTGCTTGCTCATGATTGTCTAATTCACGATAGCGAATTTCCCATGGTCCAGGGCAGGCCTCATCAGCAAGCCGCTTCCAAAGTGCTAGGGTTTCTGGGGTGATGGTCATTTGTCCGCACCTCTATATCCAATCTCAACAATATCGCCTTCTTCAAAACCATTTGCATCTGACAAAGTAATTGTGTGGTTATCAATTTTACTAATCTTATACTGTTTTTTTCTGTGCGGACATATCAGCCAGCCTATGCACACGCCAATAATAAAAGTCAAAATCTCACTCATCGCTTTGGCCTTTCTTATAAGCATCAGATTTAGCAATCGCAAGAAGTCCCAATCTTAGCGCGGTCTCTGGTCCGAACCGAATAACGCTCGAATCTGAACCGTCTCGCTCTCTAATCACTAATCCGTTTCCACGGTTAAACTCCGAAAGTCTTGAGTCTCTCCACTCGATCAACTGGTCCTCAATAGCTTTGCGGCCTATCTCCAAAAGCTCATCGTCAAGTGCAATCTTTTCCAGCGGCGGGGTCATTTTAAAAGCCTCGATCCGTTAAGTGTCTGAGTAAACATTTGAGCAAACGCCGTCTTCGCGTATAGTGGCAGTCTCATGCCAAGCTGAAACCCATCCTTAGAGTGAACTTGCACTATTATGTCTTCATCATTTATAAAAAATTCGATTTGCTTATCCATCTCAATAAATTTGATGTGCTTTGGAGTAAACGAGTCGTCCAAGATAAGCTGTGATCCTCTGTATTTCTCACTCATCGCTCTGGCCTTTCTGTGGAGTGGGTTTCATGGTAGCCTCGCAATTCGAGCAAGTTGATCAGTAAGGTCCGCATCAAACCAATCTGGCATAGACCACATTTCAACTTTTACCCCGTGGTATCCTCGAAGCTGGTTGTTAGAGCTTATATAAATAAGTTCATCTCCGTTTTTAAGTGTGACCCTCCCTTCTGTTTTATTAACAGCCTTAATCTGGTCATCGGAGAACCTATCTCCAATGTGGTTGAAAAAATATCGTTTGTTGAACGCGATTATTAAGTGCTTCACTTCTCCCCCTTATCAATCATCGCCAAAACAGCGCGGGCGCGTTCGCCCATTGGTGCAAACTCTTGTCCGCTAATTGCTGGTTCCATCAATCCTTTATCAGGACAGCTTGCATAGAATTTCAAAGCCTCAACCGCCGCGTCTCGCTCGGACTTGAGCTTGGTGTAGGCTGACATTTCTATAGTATGAACCGAATCAGGAATTTCCTTATTGCAAAATCCTTCGACCCGCATAGATTCGAATGGTCTCCTGAACCTGAGCCAAAACTCCCTACCCTTATCCATTATTCCCCCTGATCGAAGCGAGGGCTTTATCTTGTGCAATCAAAGCCTCATTCATTAAACCGAAATCAATACCAAAGGTTTGTCCCCACGGGACGTTGCCTTTTTTGAGCAAATTTTCGGTACATTTTTCCATTAATAAGATTGCAGCTTCCGCAACGGCGAGCTTCTCGGTGAGGGATTTAATGTTACGCTCATGTCTGGAGATTGTTTTCATCAAATCAGTGTCGCCCGACCTTTCATCTGCGAGTGATCTTTTTAAATACTCGACCTCAGCCTCTAGTTCTTTGGCGTAGCTGGCTTCGATGACTGGCACGCGAATCGGATTAAATATCTCGCGAGTGATTTCAGAATCTTGAGTGACAAACCACTTCATGGCGTCATGATCGGTGCTGTATGAACAACTCAGTGTCCACGTTCTCGCCGCTTTCGCGTTGGTGTGGGTGTCGCTCATATTATAACTCCTTAACCAGCTGATAAACTTGAGGATATTTTTTTATTAACCTCAAAATTTTAACTGTTGTAGCTGGTATTGAGCGTTGACTTGTTTCCCAATAATGGACGCAAGTCCGAGTGACTCCCAATAGTTCAGACAATTCAATCTGATTTACTTTGAAATGCTCACGCCATGCAATCAATTCTTTTGCTGACATTGCTTTACTCATGATCATCTACCTCATGCAAAGGTGATTTTTGATAGTCTAATTCTTTATAGACGCGTCCTTTATCTCTTATCAGTCGCTTATCCTGTTTTATTTTCACAGTTCTATGCTCATCAGGGTAATTGAATTTTGCTCTAATTGGGTACTCTTCAATGATCATCTCATTTGCGAGTAATACACCATAAGACAAAACAAAAAGATCATCTGAAGGGATTTCTATCTCTTCTCGGCACATGCTTAATTGTTCAATCGACATTCCCGGATATTTTTGGATGAAATTGTAAAGTTTTTGAGTATAAATAGTGGGTGCAGTCTCATCCGAAAAAGGTTTAAGTTTTGGAATGTCAAAAATTGGAGCCTCAAAAGAATTCTCACAATTGAATTCATTTTTGATGGCTCTGGCAATCAAAAGACTCATTGGGACCTTTAAAGCCTTGGAATACTCCCGCAACTTAGTCAAATAAGTCTTTGAAATCATAGACTTAACCGACACCAATCCATAGTCTGCATACTTATATTTGTATAATTTTTTATTGTTTTGCATTTTTGTCGGCCTTTCTCACTGTCAACTTGTCGTATAATTGTTTCAAAATCTTATTGTCGTCAAGTGTTGAGTCAGTAGGTAAAACTTCAATGATTTTATCAGCAATGAAGTCTCTTATATTAATATAAAGCCATTCTTTACCGTTCTCAGGCCTTGCGTGGAAACGCAAGGCCTCATTGATAACGTCGTCAAGTGTTCGCATGGTTCAATCCTTCCTGAAATGCCCACATTCTATTTGCAAGATCACGTTTAGAGACGTGACCGCAGCGAAACACGTCCTCAACACCGCCGCCAATGCTGCAAATGCGGTGAAGTGAAACGCCACCATAAGCGTAACTTAAATGATAGTTACCAATTTGCGCGGTGAATTTCCCGGATTTCTCAATATAAGTTACCTTTGGACTTTTGGTGATTTCATTTAAATTATTTACGATTGCTTGAAGCTGTTTTTCAGTGACTCGACTCATAATTAAATCCTACAAGTATGGGCTGCCCTAAAGGAATGCCGCTTCTGGCTTCGCCAAACATCAATTCTATTTTGAAGCCGCTCAATTCGAGCGGCCTTTTTTTGTTCATAAACTGAAGTCATAAACTTTCTTCTCCCTGTCAAAAATGTCGTAGCATGAAAACCTTTCAATTCTCATATCACCTTGAATTTTTATCTCTGTATCCTGTAAAGATATTTCGAATTGAGGCTTATAAAGAGTATTCATTTTTTCTCTAATGAAAGTCTTTGCAGTCTCCTCGAATTGATCAACATTCACGCTTGGTTCAAAATAACCAAGCAAAAAACTATGGTTCTTGATTTTCCTGTCTCGTTTTTTGAGTCCTTGACAGTAAACGTAAATCTTTTTCAGTTTGTGACTACCTTCTGGCAGCTTATCAATGTCGACCATAATTAAATCCTACAAGGCATCAAAACGCCGATTGATTTTTCAGAAGTCCAAACATGAATTGGCGAAACTGTATTCAATTTCACGCTTAGTTCTTTCCCGTCTTTGTTAACTTCTCGGTTCAATTGAAACGTCAATTTACAATTAGTCTTCTTTCCCTCTTTGATTGCAGTCACTAGACTCATGAGTAAATCAGCGTCAAGACCAATGGACACACTCTCAGAATACGACGGCACAAATTGTTGCCAGTTCGGATATCTGACATCGTCTTTTTCAGTGATCAATTTTTCATCTAAATAAATACCGCTCTCATTTACAACCGATGACACTTCAAGCGCGTTTTTATAAAGCTTTGCCACTGCTTTAAGGTAGGGAAGCTTTTCACGATGGACGTAAGCTTTATCAAGCCTTGAAAGTGACTCGTCCTCATGTTCAACCTTTGCCAAAACGTGACCGTCAGTCGACACAATGGCGCTTTTTGTAACTTCAACGCAATTAATATGGAATCGCGTCTCATCATGCGAAGCTGTGTTTTCAAGCTGTAAAATTATTTTATTTAAAGTATTCAGTCTCATGGACTTATTCTCCTATTTGTTAAAGTTTTCTGCACTCTTGTAAAATTTCATCGTAAAATAAATCATCAAGCGCCTCTGCTAAAGCGCCGTTGACAGGCTTACCGTCAAGCCTACATTCCAGTATCTCGAGCAGTTCATCGTCTCCAGGTAGCCAGTTACCGTGACCATTGCAAAAATAGTCCGAAGTCTTTGGACTGTATTCCACGTCGAATTGAATATTTATTTGTGAATTCTCTTTGTCAGTAATGTCAATGGTCCGCTTAGTCACTTAACACCACCATCGCCAAGCTATCAAGTGCGGCGAATTCTTTTTCAATCATGATCTGTTTGTAGTGTTGCTCGTAAAAAAGACCACGGCGAATTGATACGCGTCCAAGGTTCGAATAACTTTGGTCAACATAGCGTATAGCATCGCGCAGACTCTTAAATTGTTTTCTAACTGGTGTCATTATGTTTGATAGTTCATTCTGTCTTATAAAAAGCCTAATCATAAGTCACCCACCGCTCGAGACATTACTTCAAAGGCTCGACTTGCATCGCCTTGTTTCAAGCGCCAAGCTATTTTTAAAGCTTCATACTCAAAAAATAGCTCGTCAACGCGGTCACCATGAGCGTCCTGATATCCGCAGGGCATTGAGCGCAGGCTTTCTTGTATCTCTTTAAAGCCGCGTCTATAGGTGCGCACGTTAACAAGGACGTTTTTAAGATGAGTCTTAAGGTCTGACTTAATTGAATAGACCAAGGCTTTTTTCAGCAGCTCAATTTCTCTCTGATTCTCGACGTGTTTAGTGGCTCTGATCATAATTTATTATCCGCGAAGTGTATCATATTAGCGCAGGCATCTTGCACATGCGTTGGCTCAGTCTCGGTCAGGTCCTCGCAGAACTCCGCAGCGTCTTGAAAGTCCAGCTCATCATTGTCAAACCACGATTGCACCACTGCAAGGTCAACTTTCAAGTCAGTCAACGTCCCAAGATCTCCAGCGCGTGAAAGCTCACTCTGCACTGGTTTGAAAGGCATTATGCTGTAGACACCAATAGCTGAAGCCTGCAATGAGGCAAGGATACATGCGACGATTAGTGTTTTCATGGCTGCACCACGACGATGAAGGTTAGTGTTAGTTGAATCAGTAAATAAGCTTCGATAAATCCCATGTTTTTAGTCTCCTATTTAAATCGCCATCCATGGCGGGGAATGTTTACTTGCTATCTGTTGGGGCCTTGTCGACGAATTTTGGCGTCGCATAGGCTTTTTTACCGGCTTTGTTTGGATTGATTCCAGACTTCGCAGTGGTCCAGCTTGTGCGACATTGTTTGTCCAAAGGGATGCAACCTGCACCGCAAGGCTTTGATCGATCAGGGTTGCAGTAAGTGACTGCGAATGCCTTTGAAGTGAAATGCATTGCAATCACCAAAGCCATGTAAATTAGAACTTTGTTTGATTTCTTCATTTTTCAGGTCCTTTAAGGTTTAAGGACGTCCAAGTCAGTTGACGCGCATCGGTGCGCTATTTATTCATAATACGTCAACAATGGTAAAAATAGCAAGGTATTTAATAACAATTGTAAAAATATTGCAATAAATAGCGGAAATACTGGCGGAAATATGGGAACGAATATATGCGTTTTGGGGAAAAATAGGCTTGACGCAGAGGGTAAAAAATAAACTCTCGATGGTGACTGATGCAAGGCCTGTTTAGAGGTCGTTTTCGAAATAGAATTTCGAAATGGACCTTAAGGCTTGCTAGCACTTCACTCAAGAGTTTAGCATAAGATTTGGAATGTGTCAATATAATTAAGAAAATCTTAACATAAAACTAGACGCAGCATATAAGCAAGTCTTGACGTATATCAAACGATATCAATCAATATTGATATCAATTCGATCGATTCGCCAATGAATTCAATCGTTTGGCTATCAATCATAATTTCAAGGGTATGCTTAGGTATGCCTCGACCGGAGATCGTTGAATGGCGGGGGGATTAGAGGCCTCGTTTTATTCGATCTGAGCGCAGGCTTCATATATTGCAGCCCATACGATACCCAAAGAAGTGTTGCGCTTCATTCGATTCAAGCATGTTGTGCGAATGGTAGCAGTGCCACCAGTCTAAACAAGTTTGTGTTTAGTTGATTTTAAAAAATGAAAAAATATTTTGAAGGGGGGTGCGCAAAAAATGAAAAATTTAAAAATATGTATAAAGGTCGAACCTAAAAATTTTTCGATTTTCCGCCATATAATTTTCGTTATTTTTTTACCATTGTTACAGAACGATCGGGTCAACCACCATACCGACCATCTGTCAAGCCTATTCAACATTTCACCACCAGTATAACGCTATGCAATATCATTTATCGCTTCCGGGCGTAGGCTTGCGGAGCCGCCTCCCAATCAACTTTGGCCCTTAACATAATCTTAAGATTTGGATCCAAATGTATTCGATCTGGCCTATTAAAAGCCTACATTTTGTAGAATCCTGAAATTCCTGCCGCGTGCGTCCTCGAGGTCTAATGGTGGTTGGCCCGTTGGCGTGCGTGCGCAGGACCACTTCTGGACTTCAATTTCTAACATGACGCTCCGAGAATTTAAGTAAGCAGTCACATTCCCTGATGATCAGCTTGGGTCCTCCGACACCCTTAGACCCCGAGAAGGCTGGAAAACCTCCCTCGGGGTCTTTTTATTGACAGCTTTAATAGAGAACCCACTTAATAAAGAAATATGAGCATTCCTTTACCGCCAGGTTACACTCCCAAGCAGTCAACGATACCGACTTCAGACATATCTATTATATTGTCGACGACACTTTGGCCTCAGCATAGAGAAGACCCGAACATACTCCGCTTCATCAACGCTTACCTTGTAAGCAGAGACTTGCGACAAGTGGCCGCTGAGACAGGGCTTTCATATCGTGACTGTCAATCACTCAAGCGCAGACCTGACATTTACGAGGCGATAAATAAAATCACAGACTTGGCGTTGAATAAATACGGCTTCGATGCAGATGACGTGGTTCAGAAGGTAAAAGAGATTGTCGACATTGACATCGCTGAGTTTGAGAACCCGGACGGAACATATAAAGAAAGACTTACTGAGCTTAGTCCTGAGACTCGTAGAGCGGTGAAGAAATTCAAAGTGAAGAACTGCTACGACACCGACCCGAACGGAATGAAAGTTGTGACGGGTAAAATTATAGAAGTTGAGCTTTGGGATAAGATGAGAGCCGTTGAGCTTCTTGGTCGTGAAAAGAACATATTTAAAGAGAATAAAAAAATTGAGCACACTGTATCTGAGAATATGGCAGCTGTTCTTTTAGAGTCACGTAAACGCGCAGAGGACAGACTTTTAGAAATGAAAGACATAACCCCACCTGTAGCACTCAATGCTCCCGCAGAGGATAAGGATGAGTAAAGTAATCGACATCAACGACAAGCTTCCACAACCGCAGAAATTTGTCGCGCATGTGTTGTGTGTAACCTGCAAGCATCGTTGGATAGGTGTAATTGAGGCCAGAACTAATCTCACTCGCCTTCAATGTCCGCACTGTTCTGATCAGAATTCGTTCTGTAGTATTTTCCCACAAGAATATCTAAATGCTGGTGAAACGTGAATCCCAATAAGGAAGAGTTAGATTTATTTAAACAACTCATCGATGAGAACCGTTATGACTTCTGTAAATTAGTCTATATTATTTTTCCTTTCGGACAAAAAGGTCACGAGTTGGAATTTAAAAAACCCTATGACTGGCAAATGGAAGAGTGGGCGAAGCTTTCAAAACATTTATCAGACCCGTCAACTCGTCACGAGGCTTACAGACTTATTGTCAGTTCTGGAAATGGTGCCGCTAAGACTTCTTTTGGAGCGATGACTTATTTCATGCTCATGTACACCCAAAGAGTAAGAGGGCGTATCACGGCCAATACTCTACCGCAGATGAATTCAATCATTTGGCCTGAGTATGACAAATGGTATCGGTTTGCACGCTATTCGGAGCATTTCTTTGAGAAACTCGGACAATCAATAAAAGCTCGTGACTCTAAACTAGCAGAGACATGGCGACTCGACTCAGTGACTTGGAGTGAAGAGAATCCTGCCAGCATTTCCGGTCTACATAATGAGGGCGGCGCAATTATTTATATTTTCGAGGAAGCGCCCGGTATTCCTGCAGTCATTTGGCAATATGCTTCAGGTGCAATGACTGACTTGGATACGATAAAGATTTGGCTGGCTTTTGGAAACTCGGACGACCCAGAGAGTAAGTTTGAGCAAAACATGGAGTCACCGGACTGGCACGCCAGGCGCATTGATACACGCACGATGAAGCATGTAGACCCGAAGCAAATCGAGGTTTGGCTTAATGAGTGCGGAGGAAACGAGGACCATGATGACTTCCGAGTACGTGTGCGCGGATTGCCTAGAAAAAGCTCTAAAGACTCCATCATCACGCAGGAAAATGTCATTGCGGCGATGGAGAGAGCGCGCAATTTCGACGTGGCTTCTGTGTCCATGTTGCCAGCCTTACTCATGTGCGACCCTGCCTGGACAGGCGGAGATGAAACGGTCATCTGGTTTAGACAAGGTCCTTATGCAAGACTACTCGATCGATATCGACTTGATAAATCCCAAGGACAAGATCACATGTACACTTACAATAAACTATGTACGTGGGAGCGGGACCTTGGAATCGACGCTGTATTCATTGACCAAGGTGAAGGAACCGCACTTAAAACTCTTGCGAATAATAACCAAAAATTTCACTGGGAGCTTGTCAGCTTTGCTGCTTCTCCGAACGATGCAGCAGAATTTAAAGATTCACAGTATGCGAATTTACGTGCGCAGATGTACTACGAAACTGAAAAGTGGTTACGAGAAGGTGGAATCATCGACTCAAGAAACCCTGAGTGGTTAGACGACATTCGCAAACAACTTTGCTGGACCAAAGGTGGCCGCCACAAAATCAACATGAAGAAATTAGCGGAACCAAAATTGGATATCAAGGCTCGAGTTGGTCAGTCACCAGATTTGGCCGATGGTCTCGTCCTTGGTTTTGCGCGGCCTGTTTTGGAAAAGCATCCAGACAATGATCGCTACACTGACCCAAGAAATAAAGGTGTAGGGATGCAAGCTTACCAAATGCCCGACCACTACGCAGGTTATGAACAAGATGACGCACCTGTAGATTTATACGATTGACTTTTAATGACCTTCTGTAAACCATTGAGGATAGTATGCAAATTAGGCTTATGACCGAAGCTGAACGGGAAGAGTATTTTAAATGGTATAAGTTTTATCATACACATTTCCCGGATTTCTTACTTTGCGAAAATATCGCAACTGTTGAAAAAGACGGCGTTTTAGGGGCAGCAATAATGGTCTATCCGATAGTGGGTTCAAAACTGTGCATGTACCTTTTCATTACTCGTAACCCATTTTGCGATAAAGTTTTTTCCTCATATGCCGTTGATTATCTTGTCAGCAATTTAAAGGGTCTTACAAAATCGCTTGGTTATGATGCTTTCGTTTCCGTCATGAGTGAAGCACCAGCGATTGCTCGATTTGAAAAATTGGGTGTACTTAAGTTCCCAAAACCAATGACGACTTTTTTTGGAGAATGCCGTGTGTGAAGACCCAAGAACAGCGATAGCACGAGTGGGTGATCAGGTAAGTAATGCCACTGGAATTCGAACAGCCGATGATTTTTTTGATGCTGCCGCTAATTTTTTAACACTGGGTCTTGTCGGTGTCGAAGATGGAAAGATCACTAAAGGTGTAGTTACAAGGGCAGCTGATGAAGGGATTGGGGAGCTTACCGCTCGAAATCAAGCGCGTAAAGCTAACATGGAAGCTAAAGATGCCATTGCCGCTGAAGCTGCAGCGAGAGCTAAAGATCTTGCTGATAAGAGAGCAAGAAAAGCTCGTATTGATCTTCAAACCTCAGTGGAAGCAGGACTTATTACAAGTTCTCAAACCGCACAACAAAGAAATCAATTGTTGGGTCAAGCCGAAGCGGGTATGACCCGCGATTTCCTAGGATTATAAATGAATTATTCTAAGCGAGAATGTGAATACTTAAGAGAGCAGGCCAAGCAAAAATTCGACAAAGTCAAAGAGGCTTGGATTGAATGTGGTCGTTGGGCTTTGCCTCATCGAACTCGAGTTCTTCTCGCTCAAGATGAAGGCAAGCGAGTCAATAAACATGTAGTGGACGCAACCCACGTATTGGCCTTGCGATCATATGTTGCCGGATTTTTGGAAGGAAATACTTCCGCATCAAGACCTTGGTATCGTATTGCTCACTCGGACCCAGATGTAAGTAATTTTCAAGAGAATAAAATCTGGCTTCAGAAGTTTACTCAAAGAACTTTGAGTGCTCTTTCGACATCAAATTTCTATCATGCTGCAGGACAATTTTATTATGATTACGGCGTTTTTAATTGTGGGGCTTATTACGTTGATGAGCTTGAAACCGGGTTGCATTTTCATAATCTTACACCTGGCAGCTATTATATTCTTAACAACAATCTTGGGGTGGCTGACTGCCTGGTTCGTGAATTCTCACTTACTGTAAAGGCTTTAGTTGATGCTTACGGTAAGAAAAAGAACGGCAAATGGGATTGGTCTAATTTCAGTCCTCGAGTGAGAAAACTTTACGAAGAAGGAAACTACACTCAAAAGATCGATGTGTGCCATCAAATTAAACCGAATTCTATGTTTAATCCTGAGTTACCTCAAGCTCTCATGAATAAAAAGTGGCTCTCTTTAACTTATGAAATTGGAACTGTTCAGTCTGCTGCGGGTGCAGCTGAATTAGGTATGGGCATCATCGCCGAAGACGGTAAAAACGACACCACATTTTTGAAGATCACAGCTTCAAAAAGAAAACCTTTTGTTGTAGGTCGTTCTGAAAATTCTGATAATTTTGAATACGGAGAAAAGGGGCCGACGCTCGATGCGCTCGGTTTAATTAAATCCTTGAATAAAAAAGCCATCGGTAAAGACATTGCATTGGACCAAATGTTGAAACCGGCGGTACAAGGCCCTGCCAATTTGAGAAAATCGTATATCAGCACGGCTCCTAACTCCTTTGTACCAATTGATGCCACTTCGATGGCACAAGGCGGATTAAAGCCCATTTTTCAGGTCAATCCGGCGATCGCGACACTCAATGCGGACGTAAATGATTTGCGAGCAATGGTGGATAAAATCTATTATGCCGACTATCTTTTATATTTGAGTCGAAATCCAAAAACTCGAACTGCCACAGAAACCAACGCGGTGATTCAAGAACAACAGGTTATTATCGGACCAAACCTCCAAAGTCTAAACTTCACGCACAACAATCCGGTCATTGAGTTGGTCATGGATTATGTTCTGGACGAAGACCCATATTTACCGCCTATTCCTGAAGGTCTTCAGGGTGAGAGTCTCAGAACGGAATACATTTCAGTTTTTGCCCAAGCTCAAAAGGCCGCCGATCTTCCGGTTATTGACAGGTATGTAGAAATGGTCTCCAATGTTGGTCAGATAATGCCTGCGATTTTCGACAAGGTTAATCTGGACAAACTGGCCGATCTTTATGAAGACCGTTTATTTTTGCCAGCTGGACTTAATAATCCTCAGTCAAAAGTCGATGCATTACGCGAGCAAGCAATGGTGCAGGCTCAAAGAGAAAAGATGCTGAACGAAACTGCACCGGCCCTTGCGGGCGCGATGAAAGACGCGGCAGCTGCTCAACAGGTTAGAAAATAAACTTTTAAACGAAAGGGTTTAAAATGAAAAAAATCACACTCGGAATTGGAATCCTGCTGTTTAGCGTTCTCGCTATCGCGGGTTTTCGCGGCTATCAATCGACCACAAATTTAGGTCTTTTCAATTCGATCAAGTGCGGCTCCGGCCTAACCTGTTCGCGATCTGGAAATGACTTCTCGATGATTTCTTCGCCGACATTGGCAGGAAACGTAAGTTTGACAGCGGCCAATGCTACCGACAT